CAAGCGTAACAACCCCCAACACCACTTATGACCCAGTGTACACAGTAAACTTAGTGGTCGATGAAGACACTGCAAATAACTTTCGCTCCGAAGGTTTCACAGTAAAGGACATGGATGAAGGCCCTGCAGTAGTGCTTAAGCGTAAAGTCCATGGCCCTAACGGGATGATTCGCCAAGCCCCCAAGCTTGTAGATGCTCAGAAGAATCCAATCGACGAGCGTGTAGGTAACGGTTCTTCAGTTAAGGTTCAGTACAAGGAGTGGGAATCTGTATACAAAGGAAAGACTTTCAAAGGTCTAGACTTTCAAGCTATGCAGGTTTTAGATTTAGTATCTGTCGGTTCCGTTGACGGTTCCGAGTTCGATGTAGAAGACGAAATGGAGGAAGCTATCTAAATGAAAACATATAGGCGAGACGGTATCTCTTATGATGTCAGCTTGCTTGACGAAGAAGCCCAAGGATTATTCGGGCTTCTTCAACAGGCAATGATAAAAGTAAGAGGAGCAAGCGATGAGGTTCAGTTGTTCCAAGCTGGCGCTCAACACATTAAAGTTTTATTTGAAGATAAGCTTACGGATGAAGCTATCACCGAAGAAGAGGATATGGAAGTTGCAATCGAAGGCTAATAACGAGGTGACAAAATGTCGTTTGTTAAATTTCATCTGCCCTGCAATTCTTGTGGGGGCAGTGACCCAGTAAGCCAGAACGCTGATGGGTCTGCGTATTGCTTTAGCTGCAATACTTTTTTTAAAGACTACAGCACACCGGAAGTGCAACAACAAGATACCGTAACGGACTTTACAAGGTATCAGCCCAATGGAACAGGTAGCGGCAATAGCTACAACGCTTTAACCGATAGAGGTATTAGCATTGATACAGCCAAAAAGTATGGCGTTAAATCTACTACACTCAACGGCAAGGTAACAAGCCACCACTATCCCTACTTCCACAAAGGCGAAGAAGTAGCTACAAAAGTTAGAAAGCTTAACAAGCAGTTTGCTTGGAAAGGTAACTCAAAAGAAACAGGGCTGTTTGGAGAACAGTTGTTCAAAGCAGGCGGTAAGTTTATTACATTAGTAGAAGGAGAGTGTGACGCTATGGCGGCATACGAACTGCTCGGAAGTAAGTGGCCTGTAGTATCAATCAAATCGGGAGCGCAAGGAGGCGCTCGTGATGTCAAGAATAGCTTAGAGTTTTTAGAGTCTTTCGACACAGTTGTAATATGTCTTGACTCAGACCCTGTTGGCAAGGAAGGGGCTAAGGCAATCGCCAAGCTGCTCACGCCAAACAAAGCTAAGATAATGACACTGCCCGAAGGGTTCAAAGACCCTAACGATATGCTCAAAGAGCGCAAGCATTCCACGTTTGTTAATTGTTTTTGGGATGCAAAAGTCTACACCCCCTCTGGGATTATGAATCTATCCAACCAGTTAGACGAATACAAGCGTTTACGTACAGAAAAGCTTCCGTCAATCCCATATCCTTGGAAGGGCTTAAACACTAAGCTAGAGGGCATGAGGGCCGGAGAGTTAATAACACTGACTGGTGGTACTGGCCTAGGTAAATCTTCTGTGACCAGAGAACTAGAACACTGGCTCATCAACCACACTAAAGATAACGTAGGTATCGTAGCTCTTGAGGAGAACTGGAGCCGTACTGCCGAAGGTATCATGGCTGTTGAGGCCAACGCTAAGCTTCATCTAGACAGCGTTAAGAACAAGGTCGGAGACGACAGGCTCGAACAATACTACCGCAAGGTATTCATGGGAGAGAACGAGGGGCGTGTTTGGATTCATGCTCATCTCGGTGTCAACAACCTAGAAGATATATTCAGCAAGCTGCGATACTTAATTGTAGGTTTAGATTGTAAGTGGGTTGTGGTTGACCACCTTCATATGCTTGTGCTTCAAGCCTTGGAGGGTGACGAGAGAAAAGCTATTGACGGTATCATGCATAGGCTTCGCTCTCTAGTTGAAGAGACAGGTGCAGGTATGATTCTAGTCTCACACCTTCGTAGAGTTGATGGCAATCGTGGACATGAGAATGGTATCGAAACAGGACTATCACATCTTCGAGGCTCTCAGAGTATCGCCCAGTTGTCAGATTGTGTTATATCTTTAGAGCGCAACCAACAATCAGACGACGAGATAGAGGCATCCACTACCAAGGTTCGAGTGCTTAAGTCTAGGTATACTGGAGATGTTGGCGTAGCCTGCAGCCTTCTATATGATGCCGACACTGGAAGACTAGAAGAAGTTAATGACGGTGATAACTACGATGCCTTTGACGGAGACGAGCTATGAGTAACCTAGTGTTTGACATTGAGGCAGACGGCCTCGACCCCACTAAGATATTCTGCATTGTTGCTCAAGATGTAGACACGATGGAAGTGTTTAAGTTTGACAACACTCAACTCGAAAAAGGCTATGGTCTATTACGAGCTGCAGATAAACTAATCGGTCATAACATTATTGGTTATGACCTTCCGGCCATCAAAGACATTACCGGACTTGACCTAAGCAACAAAAAGATTGTAGATACACTGGTACTTTCTAGATTGTTTAAACCTACCCGTGAGGGTGGTCACGGCTTAGAGTCTTGGGGCTACCGCCTTAAGTTCAACAAGGGTGACTACGGTGCTAACCAAGATGCTTGGGATGCGTACTGCCCTGAGATGCTAGAGTATTGTAAGCGTGATGTAGAACTGAACACTAAAGTATATCAGCAGTTGCGTGTCGAGAGCCGAGGCTTCACACCTACCGCAGTAAAGCTTGAGCATTCAGTTGCTAAGATTATAGACGAGCAGCGCCGCAACGGTTTTGAGTTAGACATGCGTAAAGCTATGTTGCTTGTTGCAATGTTCCAAGAGAAGCTAGATGCTACAGAATCTGAAGTGCATGAAACATTCAAGCCTAAAGTTATTGTGGATATTCTTAAGCCAAAGTATACTAAAAGCGGAAAGCTTGCTAAGGTTGCTGACGGCCCAGATAGTAAGGGTGTTAGACTTACTGACGAAGAGTATGACATCATGGTTCAAACCAACAAGCCTCTCAAGCGTGAGACCCACATAGAGTTTAACTTGGGTTCTCGTAAGCAGATAGGTGAGTATCTTGTTGAGGCCGGATGGACACCTAAGAACTTTACACCTACTGGTCAGCCAATTGTTGACGAAGGCACACTGTCTAAGGTTAAGAATATACCTGAAGCTGCACTGATTGCTACGTACCTAATGCTTCAAAAGCGTTTAGCACAAGTAAACAGTTGGATAAAAGCAGCCGACCCCGACAACAGGGTGCGTGGATATGTTAATCCTAACGGGGCAGTGACGGGCCGCATGACACATAGCCACCCCAACATGGCCCAAATACCTAGTAGCACCTCTCCCTACGGAAAAGAGTGTAGGTCTTGTTGGACTGTTAAAGAAGACAACAGGCTTGTGGGTATTGATGCTTCGGGCTTAGAACTTAGAATGCTTGCACACTATATGAACGATAAGGAGTATACAAATGAAATCCTCACTGGAGACATTCACTCAGCTAACCAAAGACTTGCAGGTCTTGAATCAAGAAGTCAGGCGAAGACTTTCATCTATGCCCTCCTATACGGAGCAGGAGATGCAAAGCTTGGGGCAGTGGCTAAGCAGGGCAAAGCAAGAGGCAGAGAGTTGCGAAACAAGTTTCTTGATAGTCTCCCATCATTTAGGTCTCTTGTCGGAAGGGTACAAAGAGAAAGCAAAAAAGGATTCCTCAAGGGGTTAGATGGTCGTAAGCTTTCTATACGCTCTGAACATGCAGCCCTTAACACATTGCTGCAATCTGCAGGCGCTATAGTTATGAAGGAAGCCCTTGTAATTCTTGACGGTTACTTGAAAGAACATGGGATTGATGCTAAGTTTGTAGCTAATGTTCACGATGAGTGGCAGATTGAATGTGGAGTATCTGATGCAGTAGACGTAGGAAAACTAGGAGTTAAGGCTATCGTACAAGCAGGCCAAAACTTAAACCTTAACTGTCCCTTGGACGGTGATTATAAAGTAGGAGAAGCATGGCATGAAACCCACTAAACAAGATAGAAAAAAATTCGACTTAGATTTAGCATACGGTGAAGTGCGTGAAGACAAAATTGCTGATATGCTTACAGGAAAAAAGATAGAGGTTAAGTCAGAGCGTGACCTTTGGCAGAAGACAGGAAACATTTGCATTGAGTACAAGTCTTATGGTAAGCCGTCAGGTATTGACGCTACTGAGTCTGACTACTGGTTTCATAACTTATGTATTGGTGATGATGAATACTGTACACTGGTTTTTAATACCGCCACACTTAAGAAGATTGTTAAGCGCCTAGATAGTTTTAAAACTGTATCGGGTGGTGACAACAGGGCAAGCCAGATGTATTTGTTAAATCTTCAGAAGCTATTTTCTTCTGATGTAATCAAAGCATTTAAGGAGCTAGAAGATGAACCAGAAGCAGCTTAATACTTTAGTACCCGACATCTATGAACTTCTTGAGAACCTTTCAAACGGTGAGCCTCTTCCAATAACGGAGGAGGCGCTTGATAAAACAATGGCTTCTATGAAAGAAGCTATACTTCATTGGGCAACACCTAGACCTAGAGACACTGACTTCACTGTCCGTATGTCTAACGTAGGCAAACCTTCTAGACAAATGTGGTTTGAGAAGCGTGACCCTAATGGACGAGGCAGCGTTGACGGAGCAACACAAATCAAGTTTCTCTACGGCCATGTGTTAGAAGAGATTGTATTAATGCTTGTACGTATGGCAGGTCACAATGTAACCGACGAACAGAAAGAGGTTGTGGTTGATGGCATTGTAGGACACATGGACTGTAAGATTAACGGGCAAGTAGTTGACGTTAAGTCTGCATCTAAGTTTGCATTTAACAAGTTTAAAAACGGAACACTCAGTTCTGACGACCCCTTCGGTTATCTCGGACAGCTTGCAGGTTATGAGAAAGCAGAAGGTACAGATGATGGCGGCTTTCTTGTTATCAATAAAGAAAGCGGTGAGTTGTGCATGTATGTTCCGGACGACTTAGATAAGCCTAACATTGAAACAAAAATACACACGCTATTAGATGAATTAAAACTTGACACGCCCCCTGAACTATGTTATAATCCCATACCTGATGGCAAGAAGGGAAACATGCAATTGCCGAAGGGATGTTCGTGGTGTAAATATAAATACGAATGTCACAAGGATGCCAATGATGGCAAAGGTCTTAGGACTTTCCAATACTCTAATGGGTATAGATACTTTACTCATATAGAGTCTGAACCTCAAGTGGATGAGATATTATGAATCAGAGAATGGCGAAACGTATAAGAAAACACGCAGAGTCTTTACAGGTTGTTTGGCTTAAGAGTCTCCTCAATCCGGAGGAGGCTGATAAGATTACTAAAGATAACTTTAAAAAGATGCTGCCCGAACAAACACACATCTGGTCAAAGGGAACAATATTTACTAGCTTTTATACATTGAAGTGGCTCTCAATAAAAATAAAACAACTCATTAAAATCTTTCCGCACAAGAATATTGAAGATATAACGCATGAAGATATTCAATGGAAGATGGAGCAACGATGAAAAAAATACGCAAAGGCTATAGGAAGGCCAGAGTAAAGCGGCCAGTTGAGAAGGGAGTCGTTAAAGGATATGACTCTAACTGGGAGTATCAGTTACATACTGGCATATTAGATGGGTGGGAACACCACGTTGATAAAGTTGAGTATACTATTTCTCACAAGTATGAGCCAGACTTTGTAAAGCTTATAGACGGTAAGAAGATATTGCTAGAAGCTAAGGGCAGGTTCTGGGACAGCGCAGAATACTCAAAGTATGTTTGGATTGCAAAGGTTCTGCCCGAAGATGTTGAACTGGTGTTTTTGTTTGCTAATCCTAACGCTCCCATGCCTGCCGCTAAAGTTCGTAAAGATGGAACACGAAGGTCTCATGGCGAGTGGGCCTCGTCACACAACTTTAGATGGTATAGCGAAGATAGTATGCCGGACAGTTGGATAAACATTAAAAACAAAGAGGACTTTAAAGATGAGCATTAACGATGCAACGCCCGAAGAATGGGACAGAGTTACCCGTACAGGAGAACCTACGTTTGAAGAATACATGAAGCGTTTAAATTCTAAATATGTTTATGACAGCACCGAAGCGTATAAGCCTGATGCCAATACAGTATATCACGCATCAGAATTTGCCGACTGTTGGAACAGACTAAGAAAGGAGCACCCTGCATTAGAGCCTGCTTCTTGTAATCCTTCTCTAGATAGAGCAATGTTAGAAGCCCATAAGCAATCCCTGTCACTAGAAACAGAAGTGGATTCTACGTTTAAGCTTCCTGAAGATGCCGAAGAAAGAAAAGCTATTCCTATTTATACAGGCTTTATAGATTATTTTCCTCGTGCCGTTTCCGCTGTTTCTCACCTGTCTTTAATCGGTGGGATACAACATGGACAAACAGCAGAGACACTACACTGGAATAGAAGTAAATCTGGGGACGAGTTAGATGCTATGATGCGACACGTTATTGATAAGGACTGGGTGCAGGTAGCTTGGAGAGCGATGGCTAACTTAGAGAAAAAACTAGAAGCCGAATCCGAAGCTGAAGAGTCTCACAAGACTTCTACTTTCGGGGCTTATAAAGAAGAAAACAACTAATGCGCTGCTACTACTGTAATGGATACCTTGTCTGGGGAGGTGATGTAGACATCTCCCACGAAGATGAGACGTTTCACACAGAGACAAATTTAACTTGCTCTGAGTGTGGCGGTTTCCATGTAATCTATTGCCCCAAGGAGGGAAAAAACAATGACAGTTAATTATATGAATTTATTGTGGAGCTTTGAACTTAGAAACGGCTTTGGTTTCGATATAGAAGCAGCAAGTAGTCGTGCAGTTTGGACTACTAACGGAGAAGGAGATACAAAAGCTATGCAGTTTGACGGTATAGTTATCTGTCTTCCCTTCTGTATTTTCTGCGTAGGAAATCTTCTACAGGAAGATTAACATAATTTAAAAACTAACAAAAGGAATAGCAGTAATGGACAAGTACCAACAGTTTATACACAAAAGCCGCTATGCTAGGTGGCTGAAAGACGAAGGACGCAGAGAAACATGGGAAGAAACAGTTCAGCGATATGTTGACTTCTGGCTAAACAGAAAACAAATAGACAGAAAAACAGCCGAAAGATTATATGATGGAATCGTAACACAAAAAGTTATGCCGTCTATGCGGTGCATGATGACAGCGGGAGAGGCTTTAGATAAAGACAACGTAGCAGGATTCAACTGCAGTTACTTAGCTATTGATTCTCCAAGAGCCTTTGACGAGTTAATGTATGTGCTGATGTGTGGAACTGGAGTAGGTTTTAGCGTAGAAAGAAACTTTATAAATAAGCTGCCCATTATTGCTGAGACCTTTCATCCAACCGACACTACAATAGTTGTAGGGGATAGTAAGATTGGATGGGCTTCAGCATTTAGAGAGTTAATTGCAATGCTGTATGCCGGAAAGATTCCTAAGTGGGATACCAGTAAGGTACGTCCCTCTGGAGAAAGACTAAAGACATTTGGCGGTAGAGCCTCTGGCCCTCAACCACTTGAAGACTTGTTTCGTTTTTGCGTAGAAGTCTTTCAGAAAGCTGCAGGACGTAAGCTGACATCTATTGAGTGCCACGATGTAGTGTGTAAGATTGCTGACATTGTAGTTGTAGGGGGCGTTAGGCGCTCAGCCCTTATAAGTCTATCAAACTTATCCGACATTAGAATGGCTAAGGCTAAGGTAGGGGCTTGGTGGGAAGCTGATGGACATCGAAGGCTTGCCAACAACAGCGTAGCTTATACAGAGAAGCCTGACTTTGAATCCTTTTTAAATGAAATGAAGACTTTATATGAGAGCCGAGCAGGTGAAAGAGGACTCTTTAGTCGTGTAGCTGCACAAAACATAGCGGCACGTAATGGACGTAGAGATGCAGAGCAAGACTTCGGGACTAACCCATGCAGTGAAATCATATTACGCAGTAATCAGTTCTGCAATTTATCGGAAGTGGTTGTACGTGCTGATGATACAGAAGAAACACTTAAAGAAAAAGTAGAGTTAGCCTCTATCATAGGAACTCTTCAAGCTACTCTAACAGACTTTAGATACTTACGCAATATATGGCAAAAGAATACAGCCGAAGAAGCTTTACTAGGCTTAAGCATGACTGGAATCATGGACAATACTTTATTATCGGGACAGGGAGACCAAGATGAACTGGAAACAACTCTATCAAACTTACGGAATCATGCTATTAAAGTTAATCAAAGATGGGCTAAGAAGCTTGGCATTGAGCAGTCTGCAGCTATTACGTGCGTTAAACCTTCTGGTACTGTTTCCCAGCTCGTTGATTCTGCTAGTGGCATTCACCCTCGTTTTTCTAAGCATTACATTCGTAGAGTACGCTCAGACAAAAAAGACCCACTTGCAGTCTTTATGGAAGTAGCAGGGTTTCCGGTAGAGCAAGATGTTATGTCAGAGTCTTCTGTTGTTTATAGCTTTCCGGTAAAGGCTCCAGAGTCCAGTGTAGTTGTAAAAGATATTGGAGCTATGGAGCAGCTAAGGTTGTGGAAGACCTATCAGAATCACTGGTGCGAACACAAGCCGAGCATCACTGTATACTATAAAGACAGCGAGTTCTTACAGGTAGCGCAGTGGATATGGGAAAACTTTGATATATGTAGCGGCATTAGTTTGCTTCCGGTAAGCGACCACGTTTATCAGCAGGCTCCCTACGAGGATATTGACGAGGCTAAGTATACAGAGCTTTTGAGCAGCATGCCTAAGAACGTGAACTGGAATGACTTGGTTTACTTTGAGCAGGAAGATAACACAACAGGCTCACAAGAACTAGCGTGTGTCGGAAACGCTTGTGAAATAACATAGGAGAGAATATAAGTGAAAGCAAAGGAAGCTAACATACTATCATTTAAAATAATTGTCAATCATTCGGGGGCCATCCTAACGGAACTAGGTGGTCTCCCCGAAGACCGATTACATGAAGTGTTTAAAGGTGATGAACTTAAGTTAGTACGTAAGATTATTAGAGACGCTAAACCTAAGTTAGAACAGATGCACGATTACCTAGAGCGTGAACTTACTGCTTACGCTACCACTTAGATTTATTAGCCCAATATGCTGCAGACATTTTGCCCTTGGCAATATTCTTAGCATGTCGGGCTTTAAAACTAGCACGTTTCTTCTTCATTTTTTCTGACTCTCCGGCTTTGGGTTTGCCTGCTGTACTGGCTCCCTGCTCCCCATATCGGATTGTTTTAATCTTATCGCCTTCTTTAGCCACTACAATGTGGCTTTTCTTTGGGTGGTTGGGTGTGCGCTTTGGCTTATTGAATCCGCTTACACCTGCTCTTGCTAAACGTGGGTCTTTTTTTTTGCTCATTTTCTATAGCTCCTAGTCTTCTTTGCAATCTTCTTGGGCTGAGAACTGTGCTGCTTTCCCTTTTTAGTGTCAGCTCTTTTCTTTTTAGATGTAGCTGCATACTCTTTCTTAGTTAAAGCCTGCCTAGCCTTCTTTGGCAGATAACGCTCTCCAGTTGCTTTCTTTCCTTGGGTACTAGGTTTACCTGACTTGGTTCCCCACTCTTCTTTAGTCCATTTTTTCAAGGACTTCTGTGATTTTTTAAGTGGCATTACTTGTATCCTCCACCTTTTGCTTTATATTCTTTTGCAAGCATCTGAGCCTTTCGTGCGCTCCACTGTCCTGCTTTACCGCCTTTAGAGCCTGCTTTAATTCTATTGAATAGATTCTTACGCATAGTAGGTTTAGTATAGTTACCTGCTTTATTTACTGTCGATTTCTTTTTTGCAGGCACTAGCTGTTCCTCGCTACTGATTTTGTTTTCTCTATAGTTCGCATTGTTCCAAGACCTAACATGCCTAAAAGCACTGGCATCATTTCGGATAAAGCTATCAGGGGAATTGACACTTCAGATTCCGCCAAGGCTAGTGCAAAGTTAGCCATAGGAATAAGGATAAAATTCCCAAACATGGCTATTACACATGTCCAGCCGACTGCGGGCCGCCAGCCAGAAACAAACATATTCCTGTGTGCAGCTTCCACCTTGTTGACTTCAAGCTGTGCTTTAGCAAGCTCTTGAGCATGTGACTCTGCCATCGTAGCTATGCGGTGAGCCAGTAGATTCTTCTGGTCTTTGTTCTCTATGAACTTATCCAAGAGGGTTGTTACTGGATGAATCAAAGCTTCTAACATATTACTTTCTCCTGTAGCACCACATTACAGGAGCTTTGTCAACTCCAAGAATCCTACTATCCACATGGATGAATGAAGCAGCAACTCCAATGCCTGTAAATCCGGCTTTAATGGCTTCTTCCACAATCTTAAATCTTTCATTTCCGTTACGCGCTCTAATGTCTGCTGCAATACCTTGGGCATGTGTTCCTGCTTTCTCCTTACGTTTTTCAATGGAATGCTCTGGACTTCTGTAGCCACTCCTGATAATAAAGGGAAAGCCACACGCTTCCCGCAGTTCGTCAAGTTTGTGTATAAAGTCCCTTGACATTTCGTTTTCGCCTGTTTCTTGGCAGTTGAAGTCTTCTATTTTAAAATACTTAAACATTTAGCTTTATCCCTGTGCTAGTTTTTTCTTTAAAGTTGATACTGTCTTACAAGATTTTGAGCCTTTTTCGTTTATAATCCCACCTTCAGCAGCGCCATGCCTTGGGTCTTTAGGGTCAAATGTACGCGCAGTAGTAGATTTAAACTGTTCAGGTTTAAATAAAATATATGAATATGAACTTTGATTTACAAAACCTTGTTCTACTTCGTTATTATACTTAATAGAATCAAAACCTAAGTCTTCAATAAGGTCTCTAAACTCTGCATTTATTTGATTTCTTTTTAATTCTTGACGATAAAAGCCAACAATATCTGTAGCTTCACCTACTGGTGGGTCTAAAAATAAACCTTCAAATTCTTCAGAGCGTTGCCTAAGATTAGAAAGTTTAGACTCTTGCTTTTTGTTTAGCTTAACTCCCCTACGCGCAATCTCAGGCTCAAAGTATTCGTCCCAACCGCCTCCGGCTGTAAGAATTCTTTCTGCCTCCCATCCCGGAAGGTCTGTTTCAATAAGCAAAGGATTCCTAACATCAATGTAACCTGCGTTCATTGTGATGGGTTTTATTTTAAGAATCTCTTCTCGTCCTGCTGCTTCTTCACCAAAGTATCCATACTCGTCAATTGGAATATCATCTTCAACGCGAGTAGAGCTGGTCAAAACTGCTTCTTCTTCTTTTAATAAATCAGGATTTCCAAACATTTCGCCAGAGCGTTCACGAGTCAAAGACTTTGCATCTGCTTTTAGTTTTAAAGCTTCCTTAGCTTTAGTGTTAGGCAACCCTCGAATAGCAATAGTTGTTGCCGCACCTTCAGTTCCTACATGAACACCTATTTCTCTAGAAAACCAGAAAGCAATGAAAGACTGAGCTTCTTGAAAGCTTGTCTCTGCTCGAAAAACCATGCTCTGTTCTATAGATTTTTCACGATATTTTTTAATTGCCGCTAGTCTTTCATCAGCACTTAAAAGTTCAGTATATTTATCGTCAATAGTATCTTTTAATTTAGGAGCTTTTATATTAGAGAAGTTGATGTCCCCCTCTGCTGCTAATTTAATAAGTACGTTTTCTGCTATCTTATCTCCGCCTACTTCTGACAAAGTATCCATTCTCATCCTAGCCGAACTAGAAATAAAATCATGTAAGTTATCAAGAGTAGCGTCATCAAATTTAATATTTTTAGCTTTTGCAACTTCTTCAGGAGTCACGTTAATTTTAACTTCATTATAAGCCTGTTTTAAAGAACGAACCATATCAGGAACTGTGTGTTCAATAGTTCTTTCAGGGTCTACTTCGTTTCTGTTCTGCTGAATAGTTCTCAAAGCTTTACGATGTTCTTTGTTATATCCCATAGCTTTTTGAGCCTTAGTCCAGTTAGTAACTGCTTCATCTTGACTTGTGCTTTCAATAGCTTTTTTCCACTCAGGAAGTTTTTCAAGCTCCTCAATGCTTTTAACATCTTTTTTTATTTCATTATGAACCACAGCATCTACAAATTCAAGGTGGTTTAAGTCATAAAAATTTAAAACGCCTTCTACTTCTAACTCTTCTAAGCCTTGCGATATTCTTGCAGAAGTTAAACCTAGAGTATCTTCATTAAAGTAATTGTCTGTAGCTTTAGATAAATTTTCAACTATTTCATCATCAAACTCGGCAGGTTTTTTAGAAACTATTTTAGGCCCTAGAGTCCCAAGCTTATTGCCCGTAAAGTCAGATGCTGCGTTTGTAATTACTTTAGCTCCAACTTTAACAAGACCGCCTAATACAAAACCAGCAGGAACTGTGTCATTATCAAACTCTGGGATTAGGCCACCAAAAACATCTTTTTGCGCCTTCCGCAAACTTCTACGATAGTGCGTAACATCTTTGTCACCAAGTAGTCTTTTGCCCATATAAGTTCCAGACAACACAGGGACTTTGCTTCCAAGCGTAGGAATAATTCCTTGTTGAATTAAGTTTAAAGCATCTGAACTTGCTGGGCCAAAAGGTAGAGTAGCATAGGACAGGGCGCTGCCAGAATACTTGGCAGAAGTTCTAGCACGATTAAAACTATCAAGCAGTAAACCGTTACCGCCCCAACGAGCTACAGAGTTATAAAGAATTTCATCTAAGTCTTTGCCTCTTTCACTTTCTCCACTAGTTCGCAGATAGTTAGTCCAACGAGCCATGCCTGTCATAATTAAAGCAGCGGGGACAAGCTTAGCACTATTAGATACAGGAGCTTTAACTAAAGACTTTGCAGCTCCTTTAAGTACAGTGTTTGTAAACGCTGCAGGGTAGCTTAAAAGTTGAAACAAAATAGCAGTTCTAGGGTTAGAGTAAAGCAAAGGCTTGAGTCCTGACATAGCAGTAGGCTGCAAAACTACAGAGTTTGTATAACGTGCAACGCCTCCTAAAACATCTGTTTTATAAAAAGGACTGTCAGTTTTAGCGCCTGCCTTATGCCAAGCAACTGCTTTTTTGTAATCAATCCCCAACTCCGCCAACTCGCCAGCTCTAACTGCCATGCTTTTGTCCATCTTGCGGCTACCATGCTCAGCAAGCTTAGCGATGTTGTCTGCAACCATATGCTTTCCGCTAGAAAAAGATGTGGCCTGTACAAACTTAGTCCACTGGTCAAGCATGTTTAATCTAAAGAATTTGTTACTGGCGTTTTGCAGTCTTTCGTTTACCAGCGCATCGCCGGATAGTCTATCTCCAAGCTGAGCCATTGCTTGGTCAACGTGAATGCTAAACTGCCGCATTTCAGACATGGCTTCTTT